ATAGACAGTTTCCAAGAACTGAAGAGCATGCGTTTAGAGATGAAACAAAAAATAGTTTATTTAATCTTATAAAAATATACGAGCAAATAGATTATAACGAAGGTAATAGAAACTCTTCGGTAATAACTACTGGAAATTTTCAATGGCTAAATGGTAAAAAAGATACTATAGTAACTTTTAATCCCGATCCTGGCGGTAGATTTAATATAAGTTGGGTACCAGGAGGTAAATTACAAAATAACGTCATATTAAAAAATGGCGTAAAATATCCAGGTAATGAACATATGGGCGCGTTTGGTTGTGACTCATATGATATATCTGGAACAGTAGATAAACAAGGTTCAAAAGGCGCACTTCATGGTTTAACAAAGTTCTCAATGGAAGATGCACCAGCTAATACTTTTTTCTTAGAATATATAGCAAGACCACAAACAGCTGAGATATTTTTTGAAGATGTTTTAATGGCGCTAGTATTTTATGGTATGCCACTACTTGCTGAAAATAATAAACCAAGGTTATTATATTATTTAAGAAGAAGAGGGTATAGAGCTTTTAGTATGAACAGGCCAGATAAGGTTTGGAATAAATTATCAACTGCAGAAAAAGAAGTAGGTGGTATACCAAACTCTAGCGAAGATATAAAGCAAGCTCACGCAGCTGCTATTGAAATGTATATTAACGATCATGTTGGTTTACTGCAAGACGGTACTTATGGCACTATGTATTTTAATAACACGCTTAATGATTGGTCTAAGTTTGATATAAATAGAAGAACTAAACATGATGCTTCAATAAGCTCTGGCTTAGCTGTAATGGCTTGTAATAGACATTTATACCGACCAAATCCAAAACAAAAAAGACAACCGCTAAATATAACCATATCAAAATATAATAACACTGGATTTTCATCTAAGATAATTAATAATAAAATATGAGACAAGAACACTCTATACATTTTCCATCACAAGCTGTTAGCGATTTAGAAAAGCTAAGCGAAGAGTATGGTTTAAAAGTAGCAAGAGCTATAAGACATGAATGGTTTTCTGGTACCACATCTAAGTATAATAGTCATAAAAATAATTTTCACACATTAAGACTTTATGCTAGAGGCGAGCAGCCAATACAAAAATACAAAAACGAGTTATCTATTAATGGTGATTTGTCTTATTTAAATTTAGACTGGAAGCCAGTTCCTATTATACCAAAGTTTGTTGATATAGTAGTTAATGGTATGGCCGAAAGAAGTTATCAAATAAATTGCTTTTCGCAAGATGAGCAAGGTGTTACTAAGCGTACTGAATACATGGAGTCTATACTTAGAGATATACGAGCTAAAAGATTTGACGCTATAGTTCAACAAGCTTATGATATAGACATGAGAGAAAATGATCCAGAAGAAACACCTGATACAGAAGAAGAGCTTGCTTTACACATGCAGTTGAACTATAAGCAAGCTGTAGAGCTAGCAGAAGAACAAGCACTAAATGTTTTATTAGAAGGTAGCGATTACGATTTAGTAAGAAGAAGGTGTTTATACGACTTAACTGTTTTAGGTATTGGCGCTACTAAAACTACATTTGAATTTAGCAATGGTGCTAAAGCAGAGTATGTTGATCCAGCTGATTTAGTTTATTCGCATACAGAGTCACCATATTTTGATGACATATATTACGTTGGTGAAGTTAAGGAAATACCTATTAATGAATTAGTAAAGCAGTTTCCAGATTTATCTGAACAAGATATAAAAGATATAGCAGATAAATATTCATATCCTTTAGACTATGTAGCAAATAAAGATAAAAACAAAGTTCAAGTTTTGTATTTTAATTACAAGACACATATGAATAATGTTTATAAGCTAAAGAAAACAGCTAGTGGCTCTGAAAAGGTTATAGAAAAAGATGACACGTTTAATCCGCCTGAAAACAAAGAAGGAGATTTTAGTAAGTTAGAAAGAGTTGTTGAAACTCTATATGAAGGTGTTTACGTTATTGGTTCAGATAAAATATTAAGATGGAAAATGTGCGACAATATGATGCGTACAGATTCTGATTTTAGCAGCGTCAAAATGAACTACCAAATTGTAGCACCTAGATTATATGAAGGTAGAATAGAAAGTTTAGTTAGCAGAATAACTAGCTTTGCTGATATGATACAACTAACACACTTAAAGCTACAACAAGTGATGGCTCGTATGGTACCTGATGGAGTATACTTAGACGCTGATGGTTTAGCGGAAGTTGATCTTGGTAATGGAACAAACTATAATCCACAAGAAGCTTTAAACATGTTCTTTCAAACTGGTAGTGTTATAGGTAGAAGTTTTACATCAGATGGTGATGGTAATCCTGGTAAAGTTCCAATACAACAAATAAATAATGGTGTTAATAGTGGTAAGATACAAAGTTTAATTAGTACTTATAATTATTACTTACAAATGATACGTGATGTAACCGGATTAAATGAAGCGAGAGATGCTAGTACACCGTCAAGAGATGCTTTAGTAGGTGTTCAAAAATTAGCTGCTGCTAATTCTAACACAGCTACAAGACATATACTACAATCAATGCTATACATAACAGCTGAAGTTGCAGAGTGTTTATCATTGCGTATAGCAGATATAATAGAGTATTCTCCAACTAAAGATGCTTTCATAAGAGCATTAGGTGCTCACAATGTGGCGACATTAGATGAGATGAAAAATTTACATTTATACGACTTTGGCATATTTATAGAGTTGATGCCAGATGAAGAAGAAAAGCAAATGCTTGAAAATAATATACAAGTATCTTTACAGCAAGGTTCTATAGATTTAGATGATGCAATAGACTTGCGTAATATAAGAAGTGTTAAGCTTGCTAATCAAATGCTTAAAGTTAAAAGAAGAAAAAAGCAAGAGCGAGATCAGGCTATGCAACAGCAAAATATACAAGCTCAAGCTCAAGCAAATGCTCAAGCACAGCAAGTTGCAGCGCAAGCGGAAGTTCAAAAAAATCAAGCTAATATAGCAGCTACAGCTCAGTTAGAGCAAACTAGAAACGAATTAAAAACTAAATATCTAAGATCAGAAGTTGAAGCTAAAAAAGACTTAATGGCTTATGAATTTGAGTTAGATGCTAAATTGCAAATGATGAAACAGCAAGTTAATACACAACTTGAAGTTGCTAGAGAAAATAGAAAAGACGATAGAATAGACAAGCAGGCTGTTCATCAAAAGCAAATGATAGACAAAAGAACTGAGGGTAGTTCACTTAAAAACTTTGAATCATCAAGTAATGATACTATAACAGGGGACGCTAACGTTTCCTAATATTTAATATTTTATAAAATTTTATTATGACAGAAGAAAATAAAGAAGTTATTGAAGAAATAACTGAAAACGAAAACGAGCAACCTTTAGAAGAGGCTGTTGAGCAGGTTATTGATGAAACTAAATTTGATAGCGCTGATAATCCAGATGTTATTAAAATAGATTTAGATGCACCACCTCCGCAGATTAAACAAGAAGAGGTTGTTGAAGAACAAAAAGAAAACGTAGAGACTAAAGAAGAGGAAGTAGAGCAGCCAGTAATGGAAGAAGTTACTGAAGATAATATTGAAGAAGTTAAAGAGGTTGTTGAAGAAGCTGTTGAAGAAGCTGTTGCTACTGGAAAGCCTTTACCAGAAAATATACAAAAGCTTGTAGATTTTATGGATGAGACTGGTGGTAGCTTAGAAGACTACGTAAATTTAAATAAAGATATTTCTAAACTAGACGACTCAGATGTTTTAGATGAGTACTATAGAAGTACTAAATCGCATTTGTCAGCTGAAGAAAGAAATTTTTTATTAGAAGATACGTTTGGTATTGATGAAGAGTTAGACGATGAAAAGACTATACGTAAAAAGAAAATAGCCCTCAAAGAGCAAGTTGCCGAGGCTAAAGCCTATTTAGACAGGCAAAAGTCTAAGTACTATGATGAAATTAAATCTAGGTCAAATTTGACTAAAGAACAACAAGATGCTATTAATTTCTATCATAAATATAACGAAGATCAAGAAGGTCAGAAAAAGTTATCTGAAAAAAGCAAGAGAACATTTTTAAATAAAACTGATAGTTTCTTTGGACAAGACTTCAAAGGTTTTGAATATAATGTCGGAGATAAAAAATATAGGTTTAATGTTAAAGATGTTGATAAGGTTAAGACAACTCAAAGCGATTTAAATAATTTTGTCAATAAGTTTGTTGGCGAAGATAAAACAACTATTGAAGACGCGGCAGGTTATCATAGATCTCTATTTACAGCTATGAACGCAGATGCTATTGCTAGACATTTTTATGAGCAAGGTAAAGCAGATGCTATTAAAAGCCAAATTGCTAAAGATAAAAACATAAACTTAGAACCTAGAAAGACGCACGGCGAAACTAATGTTGGGGGTGTTAAGTATAAGGTTTTAGGACAATCTTCTTCTGAACTTAAAAATAGATCTTTTAAAATTAGAAAACGAAAATAATTAATAATTTAAAAAGAATATATTATGGCAATTACAGGTGGACCTAGTTTGAACATAGTGCCTGCTCCACAACAAGCAGCATTATCTACAAACTATATCGATTTTACAAGTGGCTCTGATTCTGCTGGAATAAACGATTGGAGACAACAATATCTGCCAGACTTAATGGAAAAAGAAGCTGAAGTTTTCGGACCGAGAACTATATCAGGTTTCTTATCTCAAGTTGGAGCAGAAGAGGCAATGACCTCAGACCAAGTAGTTTGGTCAGAACAAGGTAGATTACATTTATCATATACTGGTAAAGTAGCAGCTGCAGGTGGTGTTAACATTAACTCTGTTGGCGCTTCTTCAGTTATAACTTTACAAAAAAATATAGACGGTGTAGACCTAACTGCTGGAACTGTAGCAGATCACGGTATTAGAGTTAACGATACTATTATAGTAGCTGACTCTGTAAACGGCGTTGTTAAGTGTTTAGTTATATCTGTAACTCCTTCAGACAACACTATAGACGTAGCTCCTTACACTGTTGATAACTTATCAGCTCAAACAACTGATAACGCTACTACTATTTTAGTTTATGGTTCTGAATACGCGAAAGGCGCTTCTTACTACAGTAACGATGGATCTAACACTCCTTCTGTTGCTGATTCAAGAACTGCTAATGAACCATCTTTCAAAACTTTTACAAACAAGCCAATAATCTTAAAAGATTACTATCAAGTATCTGGATCAGATGCTTCAAGAATAGGTTGGGTAGAAGTTTCAACTGAAATGGGACAGTCAGGTTATTTATGGTATTTAAAAGCTGAGTCTGACACGAGAGCTAGATTTAATGATTATTTAGAAATGTCAATGCTAGAAGCTGTTAAAGACGGTACTTCTCACGCTGACGAAGTTACTATTGCTGGAACTTCACCTATTGGTAGTCAAGGATTATTTGATGCTATTGAAGACAGAGGTAATATTACTTCTGGAGTTACTGGTGTTAACGCTGCTACTGATTTAGCTGAGTTTGATGCTATACTAGCTGAGTTTGATAAGCAAGGTGCTATTGAAGAGTACATGATGTTTGTTAATCGTTCGACTAGCTTAGCTGTTGACGACATGCTTGCTTCAATGAACTCTTATGGAGCTGGCGGTACTTCTTACGGAGTATTTGATAATGACGAAGACATGGCGTTAAATTTAGGTTTCTCAGGTTTCCGAAGAGGTTCTTATGACTTCTACAAATCTGACTTCAGATACTTAAATGACAAAGCTACAAGAGGTGGTATTAACGCTGCTGCTGGTGCTAACGCTATCAGAGGTGTTATGATACCAGCTGGTACTTCTACTGTGTATGATCAGCAAATGGGTAAAAACCTAAAGCGACCGTTCTTACACGTTAGATTTAGAGCTTCAGCAACTGATAATAGACGAATGAAAACTTGGACTACTGGTTCAGTTGGAGCGGCTACATCAGCGCTTGATGCAATGCAGTTACACTTCTTATCAGAAAGATGTT